CAATGCCAAAAAACTGGGAATTGATTTCTGGTACAAGTAATTTTTCTACTGCTCATAAATTTGATACATTAGGATCACTAGAATTTAGTGCTACTGGTTCAGATAGTTTATTTTGGAGTGGTTATTATGGTCCTAGACTAAGAGATGTAAATGTCAGTTTTAACTATAGTTTAGCACCTACCAATAATACAACTACCCCAACAGCGCCCACTAATAATACAACTACTAACACTATCAATGAAATTATAACTGCGGCAAGCCAACCAGTTACACAAGAATCAACAGTTACACAACCAGCCACAGTAGCGGCAACCACTGAAGTTGTTTCTGCCCCTGTTTCTACCTCGACTACATCAACAACCTCAACAACCACTAACACTGCTAGTGCAACACCCGTAGCAACTGTAGCAACTGTTACCCCTTCAGTACAAACGCAAACAACACAGCAAACTAGTAGTTCATCAAGTTCAACTAGTTCATCACCTTCAGTTTCTTTAGCACTATCAACCATTAGAAACAATGAAAAGAGAGAGCAGGCAATTGTTGCAACCGCAGTTGCAAGTGCGAATGAAACTGCACAAGCCGCAGTTCAGGCAGCAGAACAAACAGCAATATCTGTTGCTACTACTTCAAGTGCATCAAGCATGGCATCTGCTACCACAACACAGACTGCAAGTTCATCAACACAGACTGCAAGTACATCAACACAATCAATGATTGTTGCGACTAGTAATCCTACAGTAGCAGTGTCAACCGCTAGCAGTCAATCAATTCAAGTAATGATGACTCCGCAGTTGGCACCTCGTGTTGCTACTACAGTTCAAGCAACTACTAACAATGACTCTATTACCGTAAGTTCAGCAAGTCGTACTCAAACTACTAATGTTCAGCAATCAAGTTTTCAACCAGTAGTTGCTGAATCCTCTATTAGTGTGTTGCAAGGACCAACAATAACAGAAGCACCTAGACCTACAATGCAGTCTGCAATTACAGATATGAGATTAGTTCAAGACACTGATTTAGTAGTTTTTACAAACAACTTCCTAACTAATCGTACTAATCCTTTAACTGAGATTGTAGAGAATAATACAAGACCATCAAACAATACAGTAGAACAAAAAGAAAGCGTATTGAACAAAACCGCACAAAATAATGAATTAGCAGGCGGAGTAAATTTAGAAAGAATGGCTGTACAGCCGGTTGGATATAACGCATATCTTCAATTAGCGTTGAGAGATGTTGCTTTTTATGCACCAAAAGAAATCTATAGAAACCAAAGAGTTATAGATAATCAGCAAGCAGTTCGTTTGTTAAACTTTGCTAGCGAATTAAAACACCAAGAAATGGTGAACCAACAATATGGAGAAAAAAAATAAAATGAGTATTATTGACGAACAATCCGTGAAAGAGGCAAAGCCATATGAATTCAGTATTGCCGGCTTCAAACTAAAACTAAACAGCACATTTCTTGCTGTAGCAATTCCTGTACTTACTACATTAGGTGGTGCAAGTTGGGGTGCATTCGAATTCTACAATGACTATCGCAATATGAAGATGAAGATTGAAAAATATGTTGCGCCTGACTTGACAAACTTTGACAAGAGATTAGCAGTTATTGAAGAGAATAGCCAAAAGCAACTAGAATATACACGTGATATCAAAATTGACTTAAAGAACGATGTCCGTCGTTTAGATGACGTAGTTGCTGACGTAGAACGAACCGCAAAGATGAGCCAGCGTGAAACCGACAACAGTGTCAGAGATTTGCGCACAGAGGTCCGTTCAATTAGAGGCGATATGGAAGGCACATTAAAAGCCAATGGTCGTGAAGTACAGGCTACAGTTAATGAACTAAAGCGTGAGAATCAGGCTTTGGAACGTAAATTAGAAGGTAAGATCAAGCAAGCATTGGACAACCCATTAGCAAATAGATAAAAAAATTTACACACAGAGACATGACTTAAATATTAATATCGTAGACAATACGATTCTTTAAAAAGAGGAAAAACTATATGAAGAAACTTTTAACAGTAGCACTATTGGCAGCAACAGCCGCTTTGCCCGTAACAGCATTTGCATCTTCACTAACCGGTGAAGTTCGTATTGCTGACCCACGTTCAAACAAGGCTGACTCCACAGAGTATCGTGTCGAAGCATGGAAGAAGGCTTTTGGCTCAGTACTTCTAGGTGCAGAATTGCAGGCCATTCAGCCAGCAAATGAAGGCAAGTTGAATTCTTTAGTTTCAGTTAAGGCTGGAACTGAAGTACGTAAATTTGCTGGATTCAAGCCAGTAGCCTACGCAGAAGTTGGACAGCGTCTTGCTGACAGTGCCTCAGGTGGAAACTTTAAATTTTGGGGCGCAGGCCTTGAAGTTGCTCGTCCACTAGCAGCCGGCTTTACCCTAAACACTGGCTATCGCCATCGTGAAGGTTTTAGCGACGGTAACCTTAAGGAAGATCGTCTACACGGCGGCGTTTCTTACGCACTAACCAAAAAGACCAATGCAGGTGTCACTTATTATCGTACACGTAGTGGTGGTAACGATGTTGATGCAATTGGTGTAGGTCTTACAACAAAGTTCTAATTTAGAATTTAGTTGTTTGAGAGTAGGCCCGAGTTTATCTCGGGCTTACTTTTGGGATAAATACTAGACTATGAGAGCCACTGAATTTATTACTGAACGAAAGAAAAAGCGCAAGAAAAGTGCATTAAGAAAGTACTTTTTTCCGGGCTTTGCTTACTATGGGTTTGGTGGTAGTGAGTCGGGTGATGCCGGCGGGGACGCAGGTGGTGAGAGCATCCATGAAACAGCAGTATCAGAGTTAGCCAAAGAATTACCTTCATTAAAAAAGCATGACTATAATACTATTGATTTATTGATGAGAAAGATTTCTAAGAAACACCATATAACCGGTAAGGCATTACATGACCTATTCGTCAAAAAATTCAAGAAAACTCCTGATAGTTGGATTAAAAACAAACTTGACGAAGTTGAAAATGTTGACGATGATTTAGCACATGAAGTAGACAAGTTTGCTCAATGGGCAGGTGACAAATTAAACATTAAGAATTTGCCAAAAATTGAATTGAGTATGGATACAAAAGAAGCACAAGAGAATCATCATACAGGTGGGCATGTCGATGGATCTGATAGCATTTGGGTATACACTGCTAACAGAAACCTTGTTGACATTCTACGCACAGTTTTCCATGAATTGGTACATGTTCGTCAAGGTGAACTAAACATGATTAAGTCCGGTGATAGTTATCCCGGAAGTCCAATTGAAGCAATGGCTGACATGCTTGCCGGTAAGTATATTAAAATATATGGTGAAGGCAACCGACATATATTTCAGTAATGTCAGATTATCAGTTAATACACCTATCAAAATATTCTAATAACAAATTATTTTCTACAGTAAATGTAGAAGAATTCTATTTGGACATGTATGATATCAAACATAGATATCCAAATAAGACTGTATTACTAATTCACATTTTTGAAAACCTAGAATTTACATCATATAATTCAATTGCAATTGAATGTTTCAGAACAATCTTACAGAGAATTGATATAAAATACTATTTTGTATTAGACGGTGCATATAAAAACGAGCATCAACTTATCAACCCTGAATGTATAACTACCTTGAATTGGGGTATGATGTACACATATCATCATGTACATGATAATAAACACCCCGTATCAAATGAATATAATCCAAAGAATGGTAAAGGATTATTTCTATGCGGTAAAGCAGATAAACCTCATAGAATTGGTTTGTTAAAAAGATTTTATGAAACTAATTCATTGAATAATTTAGTTTGGTCATTTTATAATCCAACTAATACTGTTAACTCAATTAGAGAAAATTATTTCAATGAATATTCTGATGAACAGTATGAACATTTTTTACATGAAACTGTAAGGACCTTGGATTACAAACCTGAATATTCAGTTCATCCATTGGAAACATTCAGTCATTATGGATTCCCATATGATGTTAAACTATATGAAGATACTGCATTTAGTATCGTAAGTGAAACATGGTCTCAAGGTAAACAATACCTGTTTACTGAAAAGATTTGGAAAGCCATTGTTAATAAACACCCGTTTATTATAGTTGGTCCTGTTAATAACATTATAATGTTACAGAATATGGGATTTAGAACATTTGAAAATTATTTAAAGGTTAAGGATTACCATCAAAGGGAAGAACTTGAAGATAGACTAGATGCTGTGGTGATCAATGCCGTTGATTTCCGAAACCAACTTGAAGATCAAAATACCGTATTACGGGAAAAGATTAAACAAGACGTAGACTATAATTTTGACCGTTTTATGCAACTTGCCCGAAAAGACATAAATGATTTCCTTTCCGCTGTACAAGCACCCTATAGTTTGATAGCATCAATCATTGAACACCACGCAGAGATTCAACAGTATAATAGAGAAACCGGTCATTATTGATAATGGCTAAACAGGCTATTGACTATGCCTGCTTTTTGAACTATACTAACAAAGTCACAATACAGGAGTAACCTATATGACTACACGTACATTTAACAATGAAGCAAAAATCAAACTTACCCAACTTGTAAACGAGGGTATGGCAGTGATGCAAGAGATTGAAACCCTAAATGAGGGTCTGACTGATACGATCAAGGCAATCGCAGAAGAACTAGAAATCAAGCCCAGCGTACTAAAGAAGGCAATTCGTGTTGCTCACAAGTCACGCCTAGGTGAGACTAATAAAGAAAACGAAGAACTTAACACTATTCTAGAGACCGTCGGCAAGACTCTCTAATATGAGTAGATTGGTTGCATTTGGCTGTTCGGCAATTACCGGCATGAGCCTGCCAGATGTGTATCCAAAAAACAACAAGACCAGTGTTTATGCATGGCCCAATGCTCTAGCAAAACGCATGCAACTAGAATGCGTTAACTTGGGTATTCCAGGGAATAGCAACATAAACATCTTAAGACAAATACTCAATTTTGAATTCAAAGAAAAAGATATCGTTGTAATATTATGGACTCATTTTACTAGAGAAGATATTTTCGACAGTAAGGATAAAGTGATACATATTACAGCCGACAGCAAAAATAATTATAATGCTTGGCTAAGAATTTACAGCGACTATGCATTGAATTTTAAAAATTGGTTGCATATTCATCATGCCGATTTGTTTTTAAAAACGAAGCCCGTAACGGTAATTCATCAGGTGCGTGATGCTACGATTAGTAAACCGGACGAAATAATTGTTGACAATTGTATCGTTGAGGAGTTACAATACAAAGATTACGCATGTGATAATTACCATATGGGTCTAGAAACTCAAAAATATTTAGAAGAAAAGTTTTACATGAGGATTATGAATGTCTTACGTTGATGCGATTCACGATAACAATGGTGACCGCATTTATGTGGTAGAGCGTACGCCAGAAGGCAAGCGCACGTATAAAGAGTTCCCTACAAATTATACATTTTATTACAGCGACCCTAAGGGTAAACATCGCAGTATCTACAACGATCCTGTAAGCAGATTCAGTACACGTAAGCGTAGTGAATTTGAGAAGGAACGCAGGATCCATAGTGGTAAGAAACTTTTTGAAAGTGATATCAACGTAGTCTTTCGCTGCCTCAGCGAAAACTATCTCGGTGTGGAGCCTCCAAAACTTCACACTGTTTTCTTTGACATTGAGGTAGACTTTGATCCTGATAAGGGTTTCAGTCCCACTAGTGATCCTTTTAACCCGGTTACAGCAATCAGTCTTTACTTAGATTGGCTTGATCAATTAGTCACACTTTGCATTCCTCCCCGTCACATGTCTGACGAGACTGCAAAAGAAATTGCAAGCCAATTTGAAAACTGCATTATCTTTAAGAATGAAACAGAAATGTTTGAGACATTCTTTCAACTTATTGAAGATGCAGATGTATTGACTGGTTGGAACTCAGAAGGATACGATATTCCATATATGGTTAATCGTGTCACACGTGTAATGAGTAAGGATGATACTCGCAAGTTTTGCTTGATGGGTCAACTTCCAAAGCCAAGAACATATGAACGTTTTGGTAAAGAAGAAACGACATTTGATCTTGTTGGTCGTATTCACATGGACTATCTACAGTTGTATAAGAAGTACAACTACGAGAGCCGTCACAGTTATAAACTAGACTTCATCGGTGAGATGGAAGTTGGTGAGAACAAGACACAATATGAAGGTACACTTGATCAATTGTACAATAAGGACTGGCTCAAGTTCTTAGAATACAATCGTCAGGATACGATGTTGTTGGTTAAGATCCACAACAAACTGAAATTCTTAGACCTAGCAAATGCGCTAGCACATGAGAATACAGTCTTGTTGCCAACAGTCATGGGTTCTGTTGCAATGATTGAAATGGCAATCATGAACGAAGCACATGAACGTGGATTGGTAGTTCCTGATAAAAAACGAAAGGGTTCTCATGATGAAGATGTACAACAAGCGGCAGGTGCCTATGTTGCTACGCCCAAAAGGGGCATTCACGAATGGGTCGGAGCAGTTGACATTAACTCACTGTACCCGTCAGCAATCCGCGCTCTTAACATGGCGCCAGAAACCATCATTGCTCAAGTCAGACAAACACTCACTGACCAGTACATGCTTGATAAGGGACTCAAACTAGCACGTGAAAAGAAGCGTCATAAAGAAGGTGATGATGCTGTAACAGGCAGTATTCTATGGGAAGGCTTGTTCGGCTCACTTGAATATACTGCAATCATGAGCCAAGAACGTGGCACAATTCTTACTGTTGATTATGAAGATGGTCGTAGTGTAGAGATGAGTGCCGCAGAGATTTGGAAGATGGTCTTTGATAGTCATAAGCCTTGGATGATCAGTGCGAACGGCACAATCTTTACATATGAAAAAGAAGGTGTTATTCCAGGACTGCTTACACGTTGGTATACAGAACGTAAATCAATTCAAAAGCAGGCTAAGGAAAGTTATGGAACTGACATGTATGAGTATTATGATAAGCGTCAGTTGGTTCGCAAGATTTTGCTTAACTCAGCATATGGCGCATTGTTGAACGAACACTGCCGTTTCTACGACAAGCGTATCGGTCAATCAGTAACATTATCAGGTCGTCAGATTGTTAAGCATATGATGAGTACTATCAATGAAACTGTTGAGGGTACTTACTCACATGAAGGCAATGCTATTGTATATGGCGATACTGACTCATGCTACTTTACTGCATATCCTATTCTTAAGTCACAGATTGAAAGTGGTAAAGTTGAGTGGAGTAAAGAAACTTGCATCGGCTTGTATGATGGCATCGCTGATACTGCGAATGAGAGTTTCCCGGCATTCATGGAGAAAGCATTTCATGCTCCTAGAAAGAACGGTGCAATCATTAAGGCTGGTCGTGAACTGATTGGTGATCGTGCAATCTTTATCACTAAGAAACGCTATGCTATCAATATCTTTGATAAGGAAGGCAAACGCAAGGACCAAGACGGCAAGTTGGGTGATATCAAGGCTATGGGTCTTGATTTGAAACGTGCTGACACTCCCAAGTATGTTCAAGATTTCTTGATGAATGTATTGAGCATGGTCATTCAACAGGGTAAGGGCCGTGATGAAGTTATTGAAGCCGTCAAACAATTTAAAGTAGAACTAGGTAAGCAAGATAGTTGGACTAAAGGTTCGCCTAAGAGTGCTAATAAGATGACTTACTATGAAGAACTTGAAAAGAAGAGTAGTACTGGTAAAGCAAATATGCCAGGCCATGTTCGTGCATCATTAAATTGGAACTATCTACGCCGTGTAAACAGCGACAACTATTCAATGAAGATGGTCGATGGTATGAAAGTTATCGTATGCAAACTTAAACAGAATCCACTAGGCTTTACAAGTATTGCATATCCCACAGACGAACTACGACTTCCCGATTGGTTCAAAGAACTTCCATTCGATGATAGTGAAATGGAACGTACTCTAGTAGATGAAAAGATCGAAAACCTATTAGGTGTACTTGAATGGGATTTACGTGCAAATACTGATACTAACTCAACATTTGATGACTTATTCAGTTTCGGTTAAACTCGCTATTGACAAACGTAATAAAATCCACTATTATACATACTGTCATTACCTAAATATTAAAGAAGGAAAACACACATGAAAGATAATTTACAGGACTTAATTCAGCACACACATGGTCTAGGTGTGATCGATCTAATCAAGGTCGTAGGCACAGATCAGGAAACACAGATTGCCGCAATCGCAGAAGATAAGAGTGTTATCGTAACTGGTACATTCAAGACTCCAATCGCAGATTTCATCGGCACATTTGGTATGCCTAATCTAGGCAAACTCAAGACTATTCTCGGTTTTGATGACTATGATGACAAGGCAACTATCAATGTTACCCGTGTCAACAAGGATGGAGTAGATACTCCTACTGCAATTCACTTTGAAACATCAAGCAACGATTTCGTTAACGACTATCGACTAATGAGCAAGACCATTATCGAAGAAAAGGTACGTAACGTAACGTTTAAAGGTGCATCATGGAACGTTGAATTCGAACCTACTGTTGCTGGTATCATGCGTCTTAAGAAGCAGGCTAGTGCTAACAGCGAAGAAAACAACTTTACTACTAAGACTGACAACGGTGATCTAAAGATTTACTTTGGTGACCCATCAACTCACAGTGGTAACTTTGTATTTCACACAGGTGTATCAGGTACACTAAGCCGTCAATGGATGTGGCCCGTCAAGGTATTTCAGTCAATCATGGATCTTCCAGGTGACAAGACTGTTCGTATCAGTGATGCAGGTGCCGCAGAGATTGTTGTAGATTCAGGTCTAGCAACATATCGTTATCTACTTCCCGCGCAGGCAAAATGATAAAGAGTATTAGTGCAACAGGTAGATATATGCAGGTCACCGGTGGCCCCGGAAGCACCTATATTAACAACTATAGCGGCGCATTAGGCGTCGGCGATGTACGTTACAATACTACTAATCAAAATTTAGAAGTATATGACGGTAATAATTGGGTTCAAATTCAAACAGGATATACTAGTGTTGGATTAAACGCCGAAGCAGAATCATTGCTTGATTGGGCCCGACAAAAACGTGATGAAGAATTGCAAATACAAACATTAGCAAAATCTAATGTTGCTATTAAAGATTTATTAGAGCAACGTAAAACTATTGATGATCAAATCTCAATGGTTAAGACTCTAGTAAATCAACGCAATTCATATGGTGAAGAAGTACAGACAAGTATATAATGAGTAAGATTAATATCGGTAACGCAGTATACTCACGTAAAGATGTAGATTTTGTTTACATCCCCGTAACTAGGTGCGGAAGCACTTGGTTACGCAGTGTATTCGAACACAATAATTTTGATTGTATTGGGACTATCGAAAATCTTAAACCACTAGACAGTTTCGAAAATTTACGCAACAAAACAAAACTTATTGTTTTACGTGATCCGCTAGAAAGAATTATTTCTGGCATGTATGCCCCTGAAGATTTTGACTTAGACACAATCTATAGTAGAGAAAAAATCTTTAATAATTTTCCAACAGATCCTCATACTTGTACACAGTTACAATTTCTAAATGGTGTTAATTTAGATGATGTAATTTACATCAAGTATGAGAATAGAAGTGATTGGGGAAGTGATATGTACAACTTGTTACGTCCAATGGTTCCCGATTTTAAAGAAGGTCCTGTTGAATGGAAATGTTGGACTGATGGTTCAAGCCCTAAACATCTAGTAGATGTTGCACGTAATGATAAAGACATATATAATGACATGATGGAGTACCTTGCAGAGGATCAGAAATTTTTTGATCAGGTAAAATGGCATGAATCAAATTAATCTTTCAAATAGTCACAACCCTAATTGGGCCTTATTTCTGCCAGCAGTCAGTTCATTCTTCATTAGTGGCTTAGGTAAGCAACGTGAAGGTGAACAGTATTTTGACAAGGCTAGAATCCCTGCAAGTTTCAACGGTGACGTTGAATGTTTGAACTTCCTTAATAGCAAGCAAGGCTTATACACATATAAGTGGGGCTTGTATTCTGCTGGTCATGCGAATCTTGATATTACTAAGGATGACCATAACGAATCTATCATTCGCAAGAGAGAAGAAGGTACATTTCTTCTAGGAGACTCTGGTGGGTTTCAGATTCTTAAGTGTCAATGGCCAGCAGATTGGAAGGACCCTAATTGCCCACGTGCAATGAAGAAGAGAACAGAAGTTCTTAAGTGGATGGATGAGTACATGGATTATGGCATGTGCCTTGATATTCCTTCACAATCACTAACAACTTATCATATCAAAGATAAGAAGACCGGCAAATCAGCACATGGTATCAGTACGATTGAAGAAGCAATTACTGCTACTCATATTAACAATGAATACTTTATTCAGAACCGAGATGGTCGTTGCAAGTTCTTAAACGTGTTACAGGGACGCAATCATACACAGAGTGATGACTGGTATGAAGAAATGAAGAAGTATTGCGACACTAGTATCTATGGTGATCGTGCATTCAATGGCTGGGCGTTTGGTGGTCAAAACAAGATTGACATTCACTTGATGTTGAAGCGTCTTGTAGGCATTATTCATGATGGCTTCCTTGAAGAAGGTAAGCAAGATTTGATTCACTGTCTCGGCACTAGTATCATGGAATATGCTGTATTGTTCAGTGATATTCAACGAGCAATTCGTAAGTATCACAATCCAAAACTACAAATTACATTTGACTGTGCTAGTCCGTTCTTTGCGGCTGCTAAGGGTCTTGCTTATAATAATAATACGTTTGAGCATGACACTAAGTGGACTTATGCAATGGAAAAGACTGCTGAAAATAAGAACTATGCAACAGACAATCGCAAGTATAGTGATGGTGTATTGCAAGATGGTATTCACAAGTTGTTTACCGACAGCCCAGTAACTGACAAGTTATTGATGAAAGACATTTGTTATCGTGGTCACGGTTTCTTAGGCCAGCATGGTAAAGAAACTAAGACTAGTTGGGATACCCTTTCATATACATTGATTCAAGCACACAATGTATATCAGCATATGATTGCAGTGCAGGAAGCAAATCGCCGTTACGATCAAGGTATCAAGCCTAAGATGGTTATGGATCCACATGGTCATCTTAACTTCTCAGATATTGTTGACGAGATTTTCTCTCTCAAGGATCGTGAAAAGAGCCTTGCTATGATTGATAAGTATGATAGATTTTGGCAACAGTTTAAGGCCGGTCAAGGCTTTAGTGGTAAGAAAACTGTCAATGCACATACTATGTTTAATCAGTTGTTTGAGGTCGAAGAATCTGATACTAAAGACGATCCTGAAATGGATGAAGTCATCGAAGATAGCGATGATGCAATGTCTGAAATTATCGAATAATTGACCATATTGTTTGCATTCATTGTAGAAGTTTACTATACTACTTACATGATCACTTTCTTTAAGGATTAGTTATGTACGCCAATCAGATTAAAACTTTAGAAAACAAGTTTAACGAAATTTCAAAGATGCTAGATGAAATGCGCAAAGAAGGCGATGAAACTAGCGATAAGGCAAAGTCCTTGAATGACCAACGTATGAAGATTTTTGACGAGATTCGACGCCTACGTAGGCTAGAATGGGAAGATAAGCACGACCGTGTTGAATGGGACGATGAGCGTTAATGGACGGCGATCTTTATACTATTGACACAGACTCATTAGGTCTAGGAGCCACAGAATTTAATACTAACCCCAATGTTACTTTTAATATGGGTGATGGTGATGAACTATTACGTATTGCAAAAGATGGATTTTATGTCCGTGGCGTAAAGATAGAGCAAGATGAAGAAGAAGCAGAAAAGGTATATAATGCCTTTCATGCATGGTTAACTTGGACTACATTGAATCGTAATTATTAATGCTACCTAAACTTATTATCACCACTGGCTGTAGTTTTTCTGATAGATGGACAAGATGGGCTTGGCCCTTTCAACTGGCTGACTTCATACTTGAGCATTATCCTGATGTAAAGTTTAGACATGTTGGGATGTGTAGTCAAGGGCAAGAATTAATTCAAAAGAAGGCAACTCTTGCTGTAACAGAAGAGTTAGAAAATTATGGACCAAACGAAATTGCTGTAATTGCAATGTGGAGTGGTACTGATCGCCGATCTTTTTATATAGATGATAAAGACTATATTGAAAATATCATTCATTTATGGAAGAAGAAGAAAGTTAGTTGGGGATATCAATTCTTTAACTTGAACAGCCATTCCAACGATAGAATACAAATTCAGATTGATGATGACAGATTTACTGAATATGATCCTAACGGTGGATGGTATATAACAAGTCATCATGCGAATGACAGTAACCTAATTAAAGAAATAGTCTTATCTACTAAGTCTACGGTCGGACCTGCTACAGTTAGTCTAGAAAATATTATTTTTCTTGAAAACTTTTGTAAGGTAAATAAAGTACAGTTATATCACAGTTTTTATCGTTCATACGTGTATAATGATATTGACCAAAATAAACATCATTTGAACCTAAATTACTTGTATAATCAATGGAACCATGATAATATCATATCTACAGTGGGAATGTACGAATACTTAAGACCCGGAAGAGTTAAAAATTCTGCCTTCGATAATGATTTTTGGGACATAGATAAACTACGTAAAGATGAATATGCAAAATGGTTTAGTAAAGACATGATACACCCGAATAAAGACGGTGCTGACAAATGGACTAAAGAAGTATTAATCCCTGAACTTTCTAAAAGGAATTTTTTTAATGAACGAACATAATGTAGCATTAGCAGAAAAGCGTTTGCGTATCAAAGATAAGGCAAAGCGTATGATTTGGGTTACCTTTCGAAAAGAAGGAATTCATAAGTACCCAGCGGCTGCTACTGACCCTAATCTAGCAACTGGCGATGAATATGACGTTAGTTTTCTAGGGTATCCTCACAGACATATCTTCCACTTCAATGTGGGGATTCAAGTATTTCACAATGACAGGGATATTGAGTTCATTCAATTTAAACGTTGGCTAGAAAATCTTTATGCCGGCGGGACACTTGAATTGAATTTCAAGAGTTGTGAAATGATTAGTGATGACTTATATGAACAAATCGCTGATCGTTATCCTGGGCGTGACATTACTATCACCGTAAGCGAGGACGGAGAGAATGGTGCCACAATTTACTACAACACTCACATTCCATATCAACAACTAGCCGTTTAAGGAGAAAACAAAATGGCAAAAGTAACTATCAAGCATAACCCACGCACCCGTCAGGTTTTTGATGACCTAGATGCTTACCTTACATTCTGTAAGGATTACGGGTACGTCTTTGACGAGAAGGATCTATACTCTACTAAGAGTTATGTGTTCCGTCAGTTTCAAAAGTTCGTAGCAGGCAAGCCTGTTAAGGACAATTGGTCGTTGGATGCTAAACCTCGCACATGAAAATTGTAGTTGTCACTGGTGGATTTGACCCGTTACATTCAGGTCATATCGCATACTTTAGAGCGGCACGACAATTAGGTGATAAACTAATTGTAGGTGTTAACAGTGACGAGTGGCTGGTCCGTAAAAAGGGCCAGCCTTTCATGCCACTTCATGAACGTAGAGAGATTGTAGGTAGTCTTAAAGACGTAGACGCTACATTGACGTTTGATGATAGTGATGGCTCAGCCATCAGTTTATTAGAAGATTTAAAAAATAGTTATCCCTACGCACAGATCATCTTTGCTAATGGAGGGGATAGAACTGCTACAAATATTCCTGAAATGTCTGTAAAGGACATTGAATTTAGATTTAGTGTTGGTGGTGATGACAAAAAGAATTCAAGTAGTTGGATTCTTGAAGAATGGAAAGCACCCAAAACACTACGTCAATGGGGATATTATAGAATATTGCATGAGAATGGGCCCGGTGTAAAACTAAAAGAACTTACAGTAGAACCCGGCAAATGTTTAAGTATGCAGAAACATCAAAATCGTGCTGAGTTTTGGTTCGTAAGTGAGGGTCAAGCAACTGTTTACACAATTGACCCATCTAGTACTGACGTTGAATTAGTAGGCAAGTATAATGAACATCAGTATTTACATGTACCATTACGTCAATGGCATCAGTTAGTTAACGAATCTGATAAGCCATTAAAAATTATCGAAATTCAATATGGTACAAATTGCATCGAAGAAGATATAGTGAGGAAATAATGCGCAAACTATTTTACATGGGCCTTGAGCCTTATAAGGATCGTTATACACTACAACTTACAGACTGGAACACAGAAGTCTTTAAGCGTAGAAAGATTGATTATGTTGTAGTACCCGGTGATACACTAGATAGTACAAAGTCAATTGTAACCGGGCAAGTATTGGATGCTCATGGTCGTTCATATTTTGGCATGAGTCAGATGATGAACTTAGTTAAAATGATGAAAGAAGGGGAAGTAAACAATGAAGATGTTATCTACTTTGAGGACATGTTTCAGCCCGGCATCGAAAGTTTACCTTACATCATGGATCAAATCCCTGCTAGTAAGCGTCCTCGTGTGTTTGTCCGTTGTCTTGCTCAGTCCATTGATCCTGATGATTTCGTACACGTATGGGGTATGGCGAAATGGATGGGCCTCTACGAACAAATGGTTAATCAATTCGTGGACGGAGTTCTCGCCTCAAATGAAGAGATGGTCGCTCATATGCGTGTTGCTGGATGGACTGCTCCTCTATATAATATTTCGGGGCTAGCATTTGGTAAAGATGAAGTACGCCGTAGAGTGTTAGACAAGGGCGAAAATATCAAGCCGTTTGAAGAGAGACATATGCGTGTTGCATTTGCCGCACGTTGGGATCAAGAAAAGCAACCTGACTTCTATATGGATTTGATTGATGCATGGCATGAACGCAATCCAGATAGTAAAGTTGAATTTGCAGTGTTTAGTGGTTCCACACTACGTAGCAATAACAAGAGTTATATGGAACGTACTAAGCAAATGCAGGAAGAAGGTAAACTCAAGGTCTATGAAAATCTAGACAAGACACATTACTATTTGTTGTTGAATGATACACGTGTATTGTTCAACTGTGCATTGCAAGACTGGGTAAGTAATACAGTCAGTGAAGCAGATGCATTGAATTGTAATGTATTATATCCAGCATATCGCAGTTTCCCAGAAACGTTTGCAAATGATCATGAACGTCTATATGTGCCGTGGTCAATCGAAGATGCTATGACAAAACTGCACAAGTTGTTAACAGTACAACATCCACATGTTGGTAAGATCAGTGATCATACCAATGGCACTATCGACCGTATCTGCAATATTTTAGAAGGACGCGGTCAACATCTATTGCGTATGTCACCTGACTATCGCAAGCATTCACGTGAATCAAAGTTTTAAAAATGAGAATTGAATCTGAAATCAAATTAGATTTTAGTGACGTATTAATTCGTCCAAAACGTAGCACTTTAAGTAGTCGCAAAGAAGTTGATTTGAATCGTACTTTCAAGTTCAAGCATTCAGGATGGGAATGGACAGGCGTTCCTATCATGGCTGCTAACATGGATGGTGTTGGTACGTTTGAAATGGCTGCATCGTTACATGAACATAGGATGTTTACCTGTCTTGTTAAAAGTTATAATTTACATGACTTCATTGAAAACTCCGGCGAAAATATTTTACGATTTGGAAACTTCTGTGCTATTAGTACAGGCACCGGCGACAATGATTGGAGTAAATTACAACAAATTCTAAATACTTATCCTGAAATACATTTCATTTGTATCGATGTAGCGAACGGGTATAGTGAACACTTTGGAGATTTTGTTGCCAAGGTTCGTAATAAATATCCCAAACATACAATCATTGCTGGTAACGTTGTTACTGGTGATATGACACAAGAGTTGATTTTACGAGGAGCAGATATTGTTAAAGTGGGTATTGGGCCTGGCAGCGTTTGTACTACTCGCATTCAAACTGGTGTAGGGTACCCTCAACTTAGTGCTATTATTGAATGCGCCGATGCCGCTCACGGTCTTGGTGGTCATATTATTGCTGATGGTGGATGTACTTGTCCTGGTGATGTTAGTAAGGCTTTCGGTGCGGGTGCTGACTTTGTAATGTTAGGCGGAATGTTTGCCGGACATGATGAAGGTGGGGGCGAACGATTTAAAAAGGAAGACGGAAATACTTATGTCAGATTTTATGGCATGAGCAGTGATACTGCTATGGAAAAACACCACGGTGGTATCGCTGATTATCGCAGTAGCGAAGGGCGTACTGTAGAAGTTCCCTATAAAGGTCCTGTGAAGAGTACCGTATTAAATGTTCTAGGTGGTATCCGCAGTACCTGCACATACGTAGGTGCAAGTAGTTTAAAGCAGTTAAGTAAGTGTACTACTTTTGTAAGAGTAAATAATCAATATAATAGGATTTTTACAAAGTAATGAAAAATATCAAATGTTTAATTACAGCAGGCTGTAGTTACAGTCAAGTACCAAATAGGGATACTACTTGGCCCGTTCATTTAAATGAGTGGTTAAATCCCGAAAAGGTATACTATTTAGGACAAGGCGCGGCCGGCAATGGAATTATTAGTAGAAAAGTGGTGCATGCTTTAACCGAAGCATTAGAAACTTATAAGCCAGAAGAAATTTTAGTCGGTGTCATGTGGAGTGGTCACAATCGTAGAGAAATCTATTCTAAGAATAGATTAGATACCACAATAATTGAATACGGAACCGAAGTATATCAGAACCCGGTAAAGATCGTAGATAAACATAACTATCATATTGTCAATGTTCACTGGAATGATAATTTAACTACAAACTTTGTAAAGCATGCATATATCCGTGAGGATTCTCTAATGATTACATTAGAGCATGTATTAAGAATTCAATGGCTATTGAAGTTGAATAATGTAAAGTATTTCATGACCGAATACGATTATGATACGTTTGATTCTGCTCCATTCAAAAAAGAACTACTCAACTCGGATAAAGATTTAACATTCTTATACAATCAAATTGATAGGTCACAGTGGTTACCAATTAATAACATGTATGAGTATGCTAAAGAAAAGTCTGGATTTAAGCATGCCAGACCCCCTGATCCTCATCCTAGCACAGAGCAACACAAAGCAATGGTAGAAAAGGTATTAATTCCCTTTTTACTTGAAAATAAACTAGTTTATGATATATTAACATAAGGAGAAAATATATGTCAGCACACAATGATATTAACACACATCTAGAAGCATACCTCGCAGAACATGAAAAGTTCGAAAAGGGTAACAACGCAGCCGGTACACGTGCCCGTAAGGCACTAGGTGAACTTGCTAAGGCAGTTAAGGCCCGTCGCAATGAAATTACTGCGGTTAAGAACGAGCGTAAACTAGCCAAGGGATAATAATGGTCTCACGCAAAAAACAAATCGCTGAACTAAAAGCAAGGGGCGAACCCACAGTAGTTGTGGGTTCTCACTTAACAGTGATTACTCATCCCGATGGTAGAACTGAACTACTTTGGGATGATGAACAACTTCTTAAAGAGGTTAGGGAAGCAATTGCTAGTGTTGAAAATCCCGCAAAAAAGCCTCGAAAGAAGAAGTCAGCATAAATAATTATGTCACACAACGGTGACAACTACAAACTAACATATCCGTGTAAGGAAGGAAATATATGTCATTTAACAAAACTAAAACCGATCCCGAATTGGGCCAACTAGTCCATGATCATCTTGTAAAAGTCGGTGTCGAAACTCCCATTAAAAAGCGTAATCTAGACCGTAAGGAACAGATTGATATCATCGAAGGTAACTTTGCTGAAATCATGAGGGCCTTGGGACTAGACTTAACCGATGATAGTCTCATCGATACTCCCAAACGTGTGGCAAAAATGTATGTCAATGAAATCTTTTGGGGTCTTGATTATGATGCATTCCCTAAATGTACCACAGTTGACAATAAGATGAAGTACAACGAAATGGTAGTTGAAAGGAACGTCAATGTACAAAGCAATTGTGAGCACCATTTTGTTATCATTGATGGCACCGCTACTGTTGCATATGTGCCTAAGAACAAGGTGTTGGGACTATCTAAGATTAATCGTATCGTAGAATATTTTTCTAAGCGTCCGCAGATTCAAGAACGTCTTACAGAACAAATTTTTCACACACTACAGTTTATCCTTGACACAGAGGATGTTGCTGTTATGATTGACGCACAACATTATTGCGTCAAGAGCCGCGGTGTTGAAGATACAGGTAGTTCAACAGTTACTTGCCGTCTAGGTGGCGGATTCAAGGATGATCCTGCCGCACGTGCAGAATTCTTAGCAATTGCTAGAATGGGTAAGACATGCTAAGTTTGTTAATTGTTCTAGTAATTGCTGGAATCGCATTATCTATCGTTCGCAGATTGCCCGGTGGATGTTTAGGTGATTGCAATCAAGGTCGTAGACCATGTAACTGTAGGAGCAAATAATGGGATTTCGTAAACCAATGGATTATAATTCAGTAAGTCATCAAATCTACACTGCGGGTGTAGAACTACACAGTCCTTACAATGACGGATACAATCAATGGGCTATCAAACAAGATTTGTATCGTATTAAATGGCTTGTTGACGCTATCTTAAAAGATAGTGGAGAGTTTTCCGAAGAGGAAGAATTCTTAAAAGAGAATGAACAAAAGGTTATGTGGAGAACATTACAAACATGATTTTCAACAAGATTAAAGAACTAAAGGCACAAGGTCTTAAAATCGGTATCACGTTCAGTACCTTCGATTTATTGCATGCCGGGCATATAGCCATGCTTAGTGAAGCAAAGAACCATTGTGATTATCTAATCGCAGGGCTTCAGACTGATCCTACTATCGATAGACCTGATACAAAGAATCCTCCAGTACAAAGTATTGTTGAACGACAAATTCAACTTAGTGCATGCCGTTTTGTAGACGAAGTTGTTGTATATCAAACCGAACAAGACTTGATTGACCTTTTGCTTATTCTACCAGTAGATGTTCGCATTCTTGGAGTAGAGTACGAAAATAAAGAGTTTACAGGACGATGGGAATGCAATCAACGTAATATTGAGATTGTATTCAACGGAAGAGATCATTCGTTTAGTAGTTCAAGTTTGCGCAAGCGTGTAGCAGACGCACAAATTATTAACAAATTAAATCAATGACAACACTAGATTTACATGGTATTAGACATTCCGAAGTAGATAGAATGGTAGAGAATTTTATTCTAATGAATCAAAATACTTTACCGTTAACTATCGTTTGCGGTAATTCTAAGACAATGATAGATTTGGTAAATAAAGTAGTAGAAAGAATAGGATGCAAAACTCACAGTTTTCAGTATGGGAAAATAATAGTAAGAGAAATCATATGAATGAGATTGAAGAACGTATGAAACAAATGATGCAACCGATTGATCAGCAATTGTTCTTATGTCAAGATGTTGCCGATGAATTGATGTTAGCATGTGCCATGCTACAACGTGCAGTTGAAATTTTTGAAAGCCATTTAGGAGAGGAAGGAAGAAAAAAGATGTTAAAGGATTACACATGACAGCAAAAAGAATTTTAATTATGGGCCTGCCCGGTGCGGGCAAAACGTATTTCGCAGAAAGACTAAAGAAATACTTAGAAGAGAATAGCACAATAGATCATATGCCTTTAGAGCGTATGATACATTTAGAGTGGCCTCCAAATGATTGGAGTGCTAAGGTAGACTGGTTTAACGCAGATGAAATTCGTAAGCGTTACAATGATTGGGACTTTAGTAAAGAAGGGCGCATTCGTCAAAGTTTACGAATGTTTGAATTTGCTATTAAATGTACCGGTGATTTTGTTATTTGTGATTTTGTCGCACCTCTCCCTGAGATGCGTCATAATTTCAAGGCAGACTGGACTATTTGGATTGACACTATCGAAGCGGGGCGATACGAAGATACTAACAAAGCATTTACTCCACCCGAAGTATATGACTTCCGTATCACCGAACAAAATGCTGAGAAATGGGTTGAGTTCGTAGGTCAGCATATTCTAGACAATCGCCGCAGACCTACATTTGATTGGCAGAAAGAAACTGTACAGATGCTAGGACGTTGGCAACCATGGCACCCGGGTCATCGTGCATTGTTCGAACGTGCTATTGCTAAGACTGGACAAGTTGCTATTATGATTCGTGACTGTCAAGGCTGGAATGGTAGCAATCCATTTGCTATCGAACAAGTAAAGAACTTTATCAAGCGTGATCTTGATCCATTATATCAGGGTCAGTATGAAATTTTAGTAGTACCAAACATTGTAAACATTACATATGGGCGTGATGTTGGATACAAGATTGAACAAGAGGTATTTGACGATGCTACACATTCAATCAGTGCTACTAAGATCAGGAAAGAAATGGGTCTTAAGTGAATAAGTATCATGTAAGATTCAATACCAAGCATGCAGGAAGCGATTTAGTTTGGCGTGTTTTTGAAAATGGTGTAGAGCATCTGGCTACAGATGTTCGCATCATCGGTGAAACCTTTACTGAATGCACCGAAGAATACGGACAGACCAAATGGAACATTGCCTGCCACGGCCGCATGGTTTGGGTTAATAAGGTAGCAGTAATTGTTACAGATAAAGATTAATTTTGGTAAATAAAGACAGCGGTCTCGGCGTCATCCCGCTTGACAAATTCTGCCGCCTATGCTAATATTAACATAGGAGAAATAAGCATGCAATCAGTAACATATAAGTACACAAGTACCAAAGAGTATCACGATTCATTTCCATGTGCCTACAGACAGTGGCGTGCCGACAGTCATTGTAATTTAATTCACGGTTATAGTTTCAGTATTAAAGTATATTTCGGAACCGATGAACTTGATGTTCGTAACTGGGCCGCTGATTACGGTGGTCTAAAGGAACTCAAGGGTCTATTAGAAGATCAATTCGATCATACGTTACTTGTAGCAGAAGATGATCCTGAACTAGAAACATTTAAGTTACTAGAACAAAAGAACATGGCTAAACTAACTATTCTTCCAAGATTAGGATGTGAAAGTCTAGCAGATCAGATTTACAAGTATATCAATGGCGTTTACATTCCTGATTACTGGGGTCCAAGCGAGGCTGCTAGACTATGGTGCTATCGTGTAGAAGTGCGTGAGACACAGAGTAACATGGCATACCGTGAAGGTCACCGTGAATGGAACGAGGATTTATTTGCTTGAAATGGAAAATACTAAAAGTAAAAGTGTCGCTGTAATTGGTGCAGGTATTACTGGCATCATGGCAGCATACTATATTGCTAAAAAAGGATATAATGTCACTGTATTTGAGAGTGAACATTATTCTGCTATGAAAACTAGTTTTGCTAACGGGGGTCAAATCTCCGTTAGCAATTCAGAAACATGGAATACATGGAGTAATGTAAAGAAGGGCATCAAGTGGATGTTTAAAAAAGACGCCCCACTATTGATTCGTCCTTCTTTCGAGTATAAAAAAATTGTTTGGTTGATTAAATTTTTATATCATACGTTCAGAAATAGTTATGTAAGAAATACTAAAAAATCAATTGAGTATGGACTTAAATCACGTAAACTTTATGAAGAAATTCGTAAAGAAGAAAAGATCAAGTATGATTACAGCCCATGCGGTATTCTACATTTTTACAAAAACGACAATTATGTTAAAGACGCATGGAGTGCAAAAGACTTGTATGCAAGTGCGAATGCAATAAATGAATGGAATGTTGTAGACTCTACTACTATCGATATTTTAGAACCTGCACTAGAAAATACCAAAGGTGTTTTAGGTGGCGTGTGGACTCCCAATGATTATACCGGCGACATTCACAAGTTCTGCATTGAAATGCAAAAGATTCTAACTAAAAAATATAAAGTACAATTTAAGTTTGATACGACCATTGATAACATTGACCAACTGTCTGATTTTGATACAATTATTGTATCTAATGGTGTAGGGTCTACTAAAATCGCATCATCAATTGGAGATAGTATTTCAGTCTATCCTGTAAAGGGATATAGTATTACTATTAACTTAGACGAAGAAAGTCAAAAATTTGCACCTCATGTTAGTCTACTAGATGATGAAGCAAAGATTGTAACAGCAAGATTAGGTAATAGATTTAGAGTAGCAGGAACTGCTGAACTAGACGGCGAAGATTACGACATTCGTAAGGATCGTATTGAGCCTTTATTAAATTGGGTTCATACTAATTTCCCACAAATCAACACACATGATTATACTAGTTGGGCATGCTTAAGACCTATGACTCCTAACATGATGCCTATTGTTAAACAAAGTGCCAAGAATCCTAAAGTATATTATCATACAGGTCACGGTCATTTAGGTTGGACATATGCCCCTGCTACTGCAAAATTATTATCGGAGTTAATTGCTTGAAGAAGATTTACTTTACAGAGAAAGATGTTAACGGTTTTGTACATTCTATTATTAGAGACATGGTATTAGATGGCTTTAGGCCAGACTATGTTGTTGGATTGACCCGAGGTGGATTAAATCCTGCACTAATGATTAGCCATTATCTAGAGATTCCCATGCACACACTAAAGGTAAGTCTGCGTGATGATGACCATTGCGAAAGCAATTTATGGATGGCTGAGGAAGCGTACACTGGTAAAAACATTCTTATCGTAGATGATATCAATGATAGCGGTGCTACGTTAAATTGGATTGTAGAAGATTGGGAAAAGTCTGTTTCGTTACCCATTGATGAAACATGGTCACGCACATGGAATCATAGTGTTAAGTTCGCTGTTCTTGTGAATAACGAGAATTCAGCATTTGAATGTGTAGACTATGCTGGCATCGATATTAATAAACTAGATGATCCTAGATGGGTAGTTTTCCCTTGGGAAAATTGGTGGAAAAATTAATTGACAAATATAGCATTAGGTGTTAAAGTTATACTAAGGATCATAAGATTGTGACAATTATTGAAGTATTATTCATCTGCGTGGTAATGTCAGTAGCAATGCTTATTGTTTATGGACAATACTTAATGCTAAAGGACAGATATGAATTTAGAAAAAAGCATGGATTTGACCCATGGCGACATGGTTGGAAAACAGATAATGACAAAAAAGATTAAGATAAGCGAACTATTCTATAGTATTCAGGGTGAAGGCCGATACATGGGTGTGCCTTCCGTGTTTTTAAGAACGTTCGGTTGTAACTTTACATGTGATGGCTTTGGTATGCCTAAAGGAGAAAAGAGTAATGAACGACACAGTATTGCAAGCAATAGTAAGGGGTTTAAGCAGTATAGAGATTTACCTCTTGTTAATTCCGGTTGCGATTCTTATGCTAGTTGGGATCCTAGGTTCAAACATCTTTCGCCGTTTCTTACAACGGATAGTATCGCAGAAGCAATCATTGAAACACTCCCATACAAAGAGTGGCGTGACGAACACTTAGTAATTACAGGTGGTGAACCTCTATTAGGTTGGCAACGTAGTTACCCTGCATTACTAGCACATCCATTGATGCATGGTCTCAAAGAGATTACGTTTGAAACTAATGGTACGCAGAAACTTAGTGCAGAACTAATTGACTACTTGACTATGTGGCAGTGGGCTAAGATGGGCCGTGAAATCACATTCAGCGTTAGTGCTAAGTTGAGTGTTAGTGGTGAAAAGCGTGAGAAAGCAATCAAGCCCGAAGTCATTTGTCAATATGAACAAGTTGGTCATGCATACTTAAAGTTTGTTATTGCTAGTGAAGAAGATGGTCAAGAAGTATTAGAAGTTTCAAAACTATATCGTGATGCAGGGTTTACTGGTCCAATATATGTAATGCCACTCGGTGGCGTTGAAAGTGTTTACAAGATGAACAATCGTAATGTCGCAGACTTTGCTATGAAGCATGGTCTACGTTATAGCGATAGGCTTCAAGTTCCATTGTTCAAAAATGAATGGGGTACTTAAGGTATAACCATGTTTGGTGCATCATATCGTAATAGTGATGAACTAAATGACAAGACATGGTTAGAGAGGGCAACAATAGAATTAAAATTGTCTATTTGGCCCCGTAGGTGTTGTATCACTGGTAGACTGCTAATGTTTAATTATGCGTATCGTGCTACTAGATGTTACACTGGTCCTGGCGAACCTGTCTATGAAGATAGATGGTATCATAGGGACGAATTTTTAATTTCACGTTTGAGAGGAACGTTATAATGGCAACTTGGAGTGTTAAACCCACTTGGAAGAAATCAATTATTGAGCGCAACTATCTTACCAAAGATGGTAATACAGTTATGGTGGAAACTGGCTGGCGCTGGGGAGAGTTCACAGTTGAAACTGAGGATGACAATCCTCCTAATATTGAAGCAGGTGTAGATATCTATGACTGCGGATATGAAAGTGAGTTAGTTGAAACTGATGATGGGTGCTGGGAAGAACATGACTTTGATGATTGTGATGATGAAACACAAGAATGGTTAGAAGAATTCTTTGAAGAAGGTAATAGTTGGCTTGATCTTGAGGAACATGGTTGGATGCAAGATGAATGCGAGA